AGTGGACAGAAACAAAGAAGCGATGGATCTCGCTTGAGTCGTGGGCCGCGTGCGCCGCGCCCGAGATCGATGAACAATACTTTGCGGGCAAGGACATCATAATTGGATGCGATCTTTCCACCACAACTGACCTCACTTCCGCGGCCGTGATCACTGTCGACGAGGAAGAAAATGTAGCGTTTTTATCTTACGCATTCTGTCCCGAGAACGGCATCCGCAGACGAGCGCGGGTCGATCGAGTCCCCTACGACACTTGGGCTTCACAAGGATCATTGATCGCCACGCCGGGCGATGTCGTCGATTACGAATATGTGGCGCAGAAGATCCGCGACATCTCAAAGATCGCCCGCTCGGTGAAGGCAGTCGGCTACGACCCTTGGAACGCAACGCAGTTCGCTGTCGGGCTTGCGCAAGAAGGTCTACCGATGCTTGAGGTGAGACAAGGTTTCCGCACAATGAGCGAGCCATGCAAAGCACTCGAGGCACTCGTCCTCGGCAAGAAGTTAAAGCACGCCGCGCATCCAGTCGCAGACTGGTGCATGGCCAACACGATGATCGACACCGATCCCGCAGGCAATATCAAACCATCGAAAAGCAGTTCGACGGAGCGCATCGATTGCATCGCCGCGCTCGTCACGGCGCTTGCGTGCATGGTGCACAAAGACGCAGACAACAAAACATCAATCTACGAAGAAGGAAATATGCAATGGGTCTAATCGATCTCATCACACGCGCACTCGGCAAAGCACCGCCTCGATCTATGTTCGAGGATACAACTCCAATCGGTCAACCGATCTCAGGCGGCATCCAGTCCTATGTCTCATCGTGGGCTTGGACTGGCAAGACGATCTCGCCCGACAATGCGATGGAGGCTCCGACTGTCTACGCCTGCGTGCGATTGATCTCGCAGACTCTTGCTCGCATGCCGTGGCAAGTTCTGCGCAACAGCGCGGACGGCGCAAGCAATGATGTGACGCATCCTGTGTACCAGTTGCTTAACGGCGAAGCCAACGAGGACATGACATCGTTCGTGTTTCGTGAGGCGCAGATTTCCGACTGCTTGCTGTACGGCAACTCATTCGCATTCATCAATCGCAATCCTGCGGGAACGCCGATCGGATTAGAACGGCTCCGGCCGGATCTCTGTTACATTATGCGCGATCCTGCAAATCAACCCTATTACCAATACTGGACAGGCAAGGCAGACGAGAAGGCATCCGAGGAAATCAAGCAACGCAAGTTCAGACCATACGACATTCTCCATGTTGTCGGGCCAAGCGCAGACGGCATGCTCGGCGAGGCGGCCATCCACCGCATGAGAGACCTGATCGGCATGGAGTTGGAGTTGCAGGAATTTACATCTCGATTCTTCGCCAACAACTGTCGACCCGCTGGCGTGCTCTCGATGCCGGGCAGATTGAGCGCGGAAGGTGCGAACAGATTGCGCGAGGCATTCGCCCGCGTGCATTCGGGCGCACAAGGAGCGGGCAAGGTTGCGATTCTTGAGGAAGGTCTCAAGTACGACGCGATCAGCACCAACGCCAAAGACAGCGATCTTGACAGCATGAAGAAGTTTTGCCGCCAACAGATCGCGGCCGCATTCAATGTGCCATCGCATCGCGTCGGCGACAACGACGGCGTGAGTTACTCGTCAGCCGAACAAGCCAATGCAGTCTTTGTGCAGAGCACGCTGGCGGGTTGGGCGGCTCGACTCGAGCAGGAAATCAATCGCAAGTTAATTAAGCGTGGCGATGATGTCACGACCCGCATCTCATTCGATGATCTGTTGCGCGGCGACATGAGCACCCGCTTCAGCGCGTATGCCGTTGCCGTCACCAACGGCATCTTGACACCCAACGAAATCAGAGCGCGTGAAGGATTGCCTGCCGTCGATGGCGGCGAGTCGATCCGACTCCCGCTCAACACAAGCACACCGACGGCGGCGGCCTCTGCCACTCCCGTATTGCAAGACCCAGCGGTCACGCCACCGCCGTCGGCTGTTGTGCCAGCGTCGGTCGACATTGACCCGACTGAGTTGAAGTCGACCCGCGAATGCGGAACAGGCGCAGGCGGGTTTCAAGCAGGCAACGACTGCGCAAAAGGTGGCGGCGAAGGTGGCGATGGTGGATCAGATAAACCAAAGGGCGACAAGCCTGCGGCAAAGGGAGACAAGCCTGCTAAGGCATTAAGCCCCAAAGGATTTCCCGCAGGGCCAAATGGAGGCAAGCCACCAGCACCGGGTCTTGAGCCACCAAAGCCGCACGATGGATTTTTGCCAAAGAATCCAAAAAGATTAAATGTTGGAGATTCAATTTTCAACGCAAAACAAATGGGATACACAGTTGAAGATGTTCCTGCGTCAAACGCAGACCATCTCGCTGGTAAAACTTTTGTAAAACTAACGGATTCAAAGGGGAATAGTGCTGTTGTTCCGCAACATGATTTTATTCAAAGTCAGTACGACAACTCAACATACGAAGATATTCACACGATAAAAGTTCCAAAGCGAAGACCTAGAAGTTCCGAAGAAACACTTGAGTATGCCGTCGATCTTTTCTATCCAACTGCACTTGCGGCGATGACGCGATGCTGTGAGTCAGAAGCGAAGTACCGCCGAGGCTGTCGATCTGCTGAACGATTGCAGGCTTGGATACCCGATGTATCACGCATCGCAAGCGAGATTGCACCGATCATGCGCGGGCTATTGGTTCTGCAAGGTCACAGCGACCGCGCAAGCGACGGCATCGCAATTGCCAACGCATTCGCAGAGTCGATCAAGACCGAAGCACGCAATGCAGACTGGCACAACACAGGACACACCGATACGGCCGTGGCACTCGCCACGCGCCTGATTCAAGAACTCATTCAAACCAACAAGGAGCAACTATGAGCAACATCGAAACACGCAAGGCTGGCGCAGTACGCATCGAGCAAACCGAGCCACAGCCCGGTGAGCCGCTACGACTCAACGGCATCGCCGCGAATTGGGAGCGATACGATATGGGCAACACATACGAGCGTTTGGAGCCGACTTGCTTTGACGCATCGATTAAAGCCGATGGCGACAAGATCGCCTTGCTGTGGAACCACGACACGGCAAAGCCGATGGGTCGCGTGAGCGCAGGCAACCTCAAGGTCTATGCAGATCGTTCGGGTCTGTGCTTTGAGTGCGATCTGCCCGACACCGACACAAGCGAGGAAGCGCACGCGCTGGTGCGTGCAGGCATTGTGACGCAGTGCTCATTCGGGTTTATCTGCCTAAAGGAAACCTACGAGCCACCGATCAAGGGCGAAACCAAAGGCACGCGAGTCGTGCAACTTGCCAAGTTGCTCGAGGTGTCGGTCGTGACATTTCCCGCTAACCCCGCAACCAGCGTCGAAGCCCGAGCCGAGCAACCGAAAGCCAAGGCGCGAAAGATCTATCTGCCTCCACAATTTTGATCTAGACCCCTTGCGAGCGAAAATCCGCTTGAGATAATGGGGTCATAACTGAATAGAGCCTCGACCGACAGTGCCTGACGCTGATCGATCACGAGAGCGGACTTCCGCGAACTCCCCGAGAGCACGCTGGCCCGATGCGTACTTAGACCTTCCGCATTTTGACCGCGTGTTTTCTTTTATACACGCAAGGAGTTTGAACTATGAACAATAAACAACTCGACCGTGGCGGCGAAGATTTCAGCCACCTTTACAACTTGTATCTGCGCAAGGGCCTCAATTCTTTGACGGATGTTGAAGCCCGCGCAATCAGCATTGGATCAGGTGGAGCATCGCTCGTGCCTGCCAGTTGGACAAAGTTTGTCCAAGAGACCATCAAAGAAGATGCGATCATGAGCAAGGTCAATGTCATCAATACGACTACAACATTCTCTCAGCCGATCGTCAGCGCAGTTCCAAGCGTAAATACAAATGTTGCGGAAGCGTCACTCGGAACAGAGGACAGCACGATGGCACTTGCATCGTCAAAGTTTGTAGCGACTGCCGCAACCTACTCGCTCAAGAAGGTGACCTCTTGGCTTCGTGTCTCAACTGAACTTTTGGAAGATTCAGAGGCCGCTCAAAGCGTTGAGGATTTGATCAGGCGACAACTCATTGCAAAATTGATTACGACAATCAACGATCAAATCTTGATTGGAAGTGGAAGCGGCGCGTGTCAAGGTAGCGTCACAGCCGCAACCAATTATTCGCGTACAGCGACTTTGGGAGGCAGTGCTGGAGCGCAAGTCTTAATTAATATATTCCGCGCAATTATGAACGACGGTGGCTTAAATGTTCCAAGAATGACATACGCAAATTTCAGACGATCTTTGCTTGTCATGAACACATACGCGCCAATCAATTTCACAAGCGAAGGCGTATTTTGGCAAGCACTTGCATTTGACGATTCGTTCCACGGCTTGCCAGTGCTTTGGCATCCATTGGATTCCACAGGCTTGTCTACATCAGGATCAATTCAGATGCACTTTTTTGACCCGACACAGTACATGCTCGCTCTTAATTTCGGCGGGTTCAATGTCACTCGCTACGACGAAGCCTACGCGGGCACAGGTCAAACAGCATTTGTCGCATCGGTGCGCGCAAGTGGAAACATCATGAACACTCAAGGCGTTTTAAATCTAACGCGTTCATAAGAATTATTTCACAGACATTCACCGTCGAGCGTGCGTGTCTGTTGCCTCAGCGTTGAGGTAATCGACTCTCGCTCGACACAACAAGAAGGAATTTTATCATGGCAAACGATAGTGGATACAAGGCACTTGTAGAAAAGATGGGCGCTGTGTACGCCGAAATGAAGAAGATGTGCGACGACGCGAACGATAGCGGCGAAGGCATGTCCGACGCTCTCGAAGCGAAGTACAGCGCGTTGAAGATGCAATACGCATCACTCACAGCGCAACGACAACGCAGTGACGAGTTGATGAATGTTGGCGCGGGCTTCAAGGCCGAGGCTCCTGAGTCTCCAAAGCAAGTGCGACACTTGCCAGGTGCTGAAAATGCAAGCAACAAGTCTGCACGCAACACCGAGACAGAGGAATACCGCAACGCTTGGGGTTCATACCTTCGTTCTGGTGAGTACACCAACCCGATGGAGATCCGCGCAATCAGCGAGGCTTCAGGCGGCACAGTGTTGCCACCACTTGAGTTTCACAATGCGATCACCACCAAACTCAAGACAATGACTGCCATCCGACAGATCGCCAAGGTGATCTCAATCGGAAGTTATGCGCGTGAGTTTGCCGTTGATGACACGGCTGGCACAGCAAATTTCAAAGCGGAAGCGGCGGCCTATGTTGAAAGTGGTCAAACTTACACGAAGGTGACATTGACACCTAAGAAGTTGACTGGTCTCTTGAAGGTCTCGAATGAACTCGTCGAAGATGCTCCAGCGCGTGGCGCAGGATTCAGCATTGAAGCGATCCTCACCGAGTCTTTCGCTCGTATGTTTGCTCAAGCCGAAGAAACTGCTTTCTGTGCAACATCAGCAGTATCCGATGGCCCTGCAAATCCATTGCTGTCCACAGGCGCGGCGATCACCACCGGCAAGACGACTGCGTCAAACAGTGTAATCACAGCCGCTGAAGTGATTGATTGGGTGTACTCACTCGCTCGTCAGTACCGCACGAATGCCAGCATCTTGGTTCACGATGCGACTCTTGGCAAGTTGCGTCAACTTGGCGCACTTGCTGGCACTGTGAATTACTTCTGGCAAAACTCAGGCGCACTTGGTGAGCCTGATCGATTGATGGGCATCCCTGTCTACGCATCAGCCGCAATGCCAACCATTGCGACGACTGCAAAGATCGGCGTGATCGGCGACTTCGGAAACTATTCCGTTCTCGCAGAGCGCGGCACATACAGCATGCGCGTGTTGAAAGAGTTGTATGCGGCCAACGGTCAAACAGGATACATCGCGAGCAATCGTGTTGATTTCACTGTGACTCTGCCATCTGCATTCAGCGTTCTTGCTTGCGCCACCTAATCACTGAATTGAATTGATTCAACCCTCGGCTCGCAGAAATGCGTGCCGAGGATTTATGCCGAATGTGAAGATGATCCAAGGAGTTGTGACAGCGACTGGCGTTCACGCGCCGGGCGAAGTGGTCGCCGTCGACGAGCGCACCGCGATCGAGTGGCTCGCACTCGGTTACGCCGAGCGTGCCGACTCTGACGATGTGCAGTGCTGTTCGCGGGCCGTGCCATGCAAAGCAGTCAAGAAGGGAGCGACACCGCGATGAGAGTCAACACCACGATCACGACCGCTCCGAGTTTTGAGCCGATCTCAACTGCGCAAGCCAAGGCGCATCTGCGCATATTCCACTCGCTCGACGACACCTACCTAGCCGCAAGCACCAGCGGGTCGACATCAATCATCACGACAGCCCGCATGATGATCGAGAACTATTGCGGCATCGCAATTCCAAACACGACATTCACCTCGGTCTACGACGCATTTCCACAGAACACGCTAGTGCAAGGCTCGAGCGGCGAGGTCTACAACGGCTCGTCTTACGAGATCGCCTTGCCGCGCTCGCCGCTGGTCAGCGTGACAAGCGTGCAGTATGTCGATACATCGGGCAACACGCAGACGCTGTCAGCGTCAACCGACTACACCACCAAGTCATACAACGGCATTGGACGCATTCAATTACTAGACGGCAAATCATGGCCGTCTCTCGTCGGCGGCGGCGCTGGCGTGGTCACAGTTGTCTATGTCGCTGGTCACGGCTCAAGCGCAACTACGATCCCGATCGCACTCAAGCACGCCATCTTGATGATGTGCTCGACGCTTTACGACTACCGATCCACGCTGTCGCCAGGTCAACAGTACGAAGTGCCGGGCACGATCAAGGCGCTCATTGCCCAATACAAGTCGGGTGAGTACCAATGAACAGCGGCATGATGCGGACTCCGCTTGTGATCAAGACCCGCACGCAGGCGCTCGGATCTTTTGGCACGCCGACCTACACATACACGACTGGCGACACAATCTTTGGCGAGATCAAAGACTCGAGCGCGGTGGAGAAGACAAACCACATGGCGCTTCAACAGATCGTCACTCATCAGATCACAACCAACTTCTATCCAGGCATCAACAACTACGACCGCTTCACCGCAAGCCTGAGTCGCTCGACATTGGGCACGACGATCAGCACCACATTCGAGATCGTGTCCATCGTCGATTACAAGTCAGCGGGCCACACGCTCATCATGCAGTGCCGAGAGGTGGATTCGTAATGGCGAGCAGTGGCAAGATCATCAAAGGCTTGGATCAGTTCCTTGATCAGATGAAGACTTTGCATAGCGACGATATCTACAAGATCTTGCGCAAGGCTGAGGTCAAGGCGTTGACTAAGCCACGCGAACACCTCGCAGGCATGTACGGCACATATAAGGGCAAGAACGACGACAATCAAACCGATGCGCAGAAGTCATGGCGCTGGCGTGCGAAAAAGCATCAGCCGATGCATCCAATCAAAGAGAGTCGAGAGCGCATTGCGCACAATATCTACGGCAACAAAATCATTCCAAAAGAAATCGGCAAGGACAAGGCGACTGTGTGGGCACGAATTTGGGGCAGGACGCAAAACTCCTGGCTTATTGAGCACGGCCGCTATAAAGATCCATCACGCGCCTATCAAGGCTGGCAAGTATTCAGCAAGTTCTTCAAAATGTACGGCGCAACCATCAACGCCAAATTCACCGAGGACATCGGATACGGACTTGAAAAGGTCTTTGCTCGCATAGCAAAAGAAATGAAAAAGGCGGCGCGATGAAATTCGTAGAAGCCATCCATCTCGCATTGCAACAATCCACAACCGTGATCACGGCTGTCGGAAGTTCGGCAAAGATATTTCAATCATTCGCCGCGCCGACAACATCAGCGCCGTTCATCGTGGTCGGATCGCAAAGCGACGACGCGCTCAACCCGACGATCAAAGGCACTGGCGACACCGTGCGGCTTGCGACTTTGACAGTTGACTGCGTCAGTTCAAGTCTGTTGCAAGCGACCAACATTGCAGACCATGTGCGGGTCGATCTGTACAACTCAGCGGGATCGCTTGCGACCGCAAGCAACAGCCCAATGGTCATTCAAAACATTCGTATCGACGGCTCAAACATGGCCTACGACATGGGTAGCGAAGGCACTGAATACGGCGTGTTTGTATGCAGTGTCACGGTGAAAATTTGGTATGTCGCGTCGACACCAGCACCGATCACTCTTGTCACTAATCCATCACCTCCAGCACTCTAAAGGAAAAAACAAATGGCAGTAATTGTAGCAAATTCAGGAACAACATCACTCACATACAACTCAGTTTTGGTTGGCGAAGTCACTTCGTTGTCTTACGACGGCTTCAGCGTTTCAGCGGTTGAATCGACAATTATTAGTTCAACGACCAAGGCATTTCTGCCCGGCATTATTACGCCAGGCACAATTTCCTGCGATGTGAATAGCAACGGCGCAGACACGGGCCAAGACGCAATCAAGGCGGCGATCACGGCCCGCACATCAAACACATTTGCGATTGCCTCAAGCGATGGTTCGACCATATCGGGAAGCGCAATCGTGACTGGCTACTCAATCAAGGCATCGACCGATGCAATCATCACAGCATCCATCAGTCTGCAATGCACAGGCACAATCACCATCACCTAATCAGGAGCACCCATGTCAATCCGAGAACAACTACTTGCGCTCAAGATCCCGACCGCGACTGTAAAGGTTGCGGGCATTGACGGTCTCGTCTCACTTCGCGGCCTCACGGCTGGCGAGCGGGATCAATGGGAGCAGTATGTGTATTCGGAGAGAGATGTGAAGAAGGGTGTGAAAAACATCCGCGCTAGTCTCGTCGTGCGCTGTATCACGGACGAGGCTGGCGTGCGATTGTTTAGCGATGCCGAGATGGATCAGGTCGGGTCAATGCCTGCAAGCGTCATAGATAAGTTGTACGAGCACTGCCAGCGCCTATCGGGTCTCGGGGCTAAGGATGCTGAGGAACTCGAAAAAAACTGAGGAGCCGCAACGGAATACGCATGTTTATGTTCACGCTTGCGGCTGAGTTGAAAATGACAGTTGCGGAATTAGGAGATCGAATGTCCTCACAAGAACTCCAAGAATGGATCGAATATCAGGGCATCGTGGGATGCCTTGATTCACGCCAGCGCGGCGATCTAGCCGCTGGCATCGTTGCGTCAACTGTCGCCAATGCGCACAGGTCAAGTCGATCCCGATCGTTCACGCCGCAAGATTTTATGGCGTATGTCGAGAAACCAAAGACAGACCCGCTTGTCTCCATTAAAAAACTAAAGCAACAAATGGGAGTTAAGTAATGCCAATAACAGGCAAGATGACGGTCGATCTTTATGGAAATGTCCATCCATTTGTTAAAGACATGAAAGCCGCCGCAAATGAAGCAAAGAAAAGCGGCGGCAGTATTACTAGCAGTATTGAAAAGATAAATAAAAAGCAGATAAATAACGCCGTGACTTCTGGAATAAAAGCGGTTGGAGTCATTGGAGCGATTGAAACAGGACAGCAGATCATGCTTGCCACCATTAAAGGCATGAAAGATGGAAGCGTCAAAGGCCTTGGCGATTTTGGAATGGTTGCGGCTAAAGCAGTTACATCCGTCATTGAGGGACTGCCAGTGCTAGGAACTTTTATGCAAATTGGGACAGAGATTGGCACATGGGTGGCTGGAATTAATGAATTAGACGCGGCAACACAACGAGCAAACAAAAATACTGAAGGCTTAAAATCAACCTTGGCATCTATTAAAAAAGGCAATGAAATTGGAAGCGAAGCAATTCAATCAGCATCGGACAAAAACACACAGTTTTCAATGTCTGAAGATGAGATTACAAACAGTAAAGTTCTTGCTCAAATGCAAGCGGAGTATACAAAAGCAAATCAAGAATACATCGGAGTGTTAAAACAACAACAAAAACTTAAAGGTGGAGATATAAAAGATACTGAATTTAAACAAAATCTAACCGCTCAGATTATTAAGTTGGAAGAACGACAAAGAAAGACAATGGACGAAACTCTTGAATCTTTAAAATCATCTCAAGAAGAATACAATTCTAAATTAGCAGAGCAAAATGATCTTTTGGAATGGTTCAATGACATGACCAAAGAAATTGAGGACGACGAAAAAAATAAAAACGATCTTCTTAAAGAAAGAATTAAATTTCAAGCAGAATCCAACAAAGAAGCACTTGACGGACAGAACGATCTAGCCAAGGCGCGGCAAGCCTACGCCGAGACAGAAGCCGAACTCAATGCGCAGGCCGCTGGCACATCAAATGTGGAAGGTCTGAGCACCGCCATCGGATCAATCAAAGTCGCCGGGTCGACCGACTTCTCCATCGAGAAGCA